GGATCATCATACCCACAACATCTCGAAACGCTCTGGAAGGACTGTTTATCCCAAGGGCACTCTTAGCTGCATTCAGCAAACTTTTTGCTTTATCACTTACCCAACCGGTTAAAGCACTCCACCCTCTTGATATTCCGTTTTTGATCCCATTCACAATGGCGCTTCCAATGTCTAAAAACGCATTGAACGCATTCGAAAAAACGCCTTTTATGTCTTCCCAAACCCCACTAAAGAAATTTGTGATCCCATCCCATGCAGACTGAGCAGCTTCTTTTGCAGACTGAAATTTTTCACTAAAGAAATCTCGAACGGCAGAGAAAACACTTTTAATCCCTTCCCAAACAGATGAAAAGAAACTGGAAATTCCATCCCAGGCCGCCTCCGACGCCTGCCGCGCCTGCTGGAATCTTTCACTGAAAAATTCCTTAACGGCGGAAAAGGCTCCTTTGATTCCTTCCCATACCCCGGAAAAGAACTCTCCTATAGTGCTCCACGCAGCTACAATGGCTTCTTTGGCCGATAGGAAGAAGCCTTTAATTGCTTCCCAAATTGCGCCAACGGCATCCCGGAAGCCCTCATTTGTCGTCCACAGGGTAACAATCGCAGTGACAAGGGAAACCACCAACGTAATAATTGCACCAATGGGATTTGCTTTCATTGCTACGTTCAACCCTTGCTGCGCCGTCGTCGCCGCAACCGTTGCCGGGACAAATAGACTGGTGAGAGAGGAAACAATCCCGGAAATCAAAGAGGTCACTTTCCACGTGGCGAATGCCGCGCCAATTCCCGCAACCGCAGAAATAATTGTGGGCCCGTTATTCACAAAAAATCCCACAAACTGAGAGAACCCGTTGACCAGAGAAGAAACATCAATCCCAGAAATGAAGTTTGCAATCTGGGGCGCAACCGCCGCCAAAGCTGGTGCAAATTCTGTTAAAAGCGCCGTTTTAACCTGAGA